TGCGAACATCACCGCTGGTACGGCAAATCCGACCGGCAACATCGAGACGTGGCAGCAACAGATCCTGAAGTCGTCGGGCGCGGTGGCGACGGACATCATCTTCACCCCGAAGGCGTGGGGCGGGTTCAAGCTCGACCCGACGCTGAAGGGCGCGATCTACTACCCGGCGCTGGGCCAGAATGGCAACGTCGTGAATGTCGGCGCGCAGATCCAGCGCGGCGCCGTCTCGAAGGGCGTGTGGGGCCAGTACAACCTCTGGCTCTACAACGACTGGTACGTCGACGACAACAACGTCGAGCAGCCGATGCTGCCGGACGGCTCTCTGATCATGACGGGCCCCGATCTCGACGGCACGCGTGCGTTCGGTCAAATCATAGACCCGGCGTTCAACTATGCGTCGCTGCCGTTCGCGCCGAAGACGTGGTTGAAGGATGATCCGGCTCAGCGTTTCCTGATGATGCAATCGGCTCCGATCATCATCCCGAGCCGCGTCAACGCTGCGCTCGCCGCGACCGTCGCGTGAGGTGAATGATGGCTGAAAAACTCATCGAAGCAGTCGTCGCGCGCAATCGTACCGTTCACGATCGCATCCTCACCGGCAGCAAAGAAAGCCCCGAAGTCGTTGATGTGATCAAGACGGCTGGTCAGAAAGTGCGCCTGCCGGAATCCGAAGCGGTCCGTCTGCGTGAGCTTGGCTACCTCGTCCCCGAAAAGGTCGAGGAGGTGAAGCTGGAAGGTGCGCAGATCACCGGCGGCCAGGTGTCGATCAACGAGTCGGAGTAATCGATGGACTGGGACGACATCGTCGACGGCAAGATCCTCGGTCCTTTGATGGCGCAGTTCGGGACGGCGATTACCTACATGCCGGGTGACGGTGGCTCGTTCCAGATCACGGGCGCTTACGACAAGGCGTTCTTCGGCGTCGATCCGGTGACTGGGTCGACGGTCGTCACGCAGCAGCCGACGGTCGGGATTCAGCTTTCGCAGTTCCCCATCGAGCCGCAGCAGTACGACACGCTGATGATCAACAAGACGGGCGAGCAGTGGCAGGTGCGCGAGGTTCATCTCGACGGCCACGGCGGCGGCCGCCTGATGCTCAACGTTCCAGGACAGACCGATGCCTGATCAAACCGGACGCGCGCAGCTTCGCGGCGTGCTGCTGTCGATCTTGCAGACGATCTCGGGCGTGACGGTGTATTCGCCCGGCGATTGGAATGTGCCGGCGCCGAAGCTGCCAGCGATAAAGCTGCGGCAGGCGAAGGAGCGCAAGCAGTCGACCGGGCGAAACGGGCAGACGTCGTTCACGACTGTCGCGGCGTTCGAGATCAAGGCCGAGGTGTCTGCGGTTTCCGGCCCGGCGGCTTTGTCTGCTGTCGAGACACTCGGCGCGCAAATCGAAGAGGCGATCTTCAAGAGCATTCCGCTTCGGCAGATCGTGCAGGACTTCGCGTTCTGCGACACCGAGACGGATGTGAATGCCGAGGGTGCGCCGCACGTCGGCGGGATCTCGATCCTTCTGGGTATCGAGTTCTTCGAGACGTTCGTGCCAGACATCAATACCCAGCTGCTCGCGATGAACCTAACGGCCGACCTTACGGACGTCGCCGATCCGAACGGCACCTATCCGGACCCACCATTCCCTGACGCTGTCACTCCAGCCCCGCGCATGCAGGGTCCTGACGGGCGCTCGGAAGGGCAGGTCAACGTTCAATTTCCTCAATAGGAGCGACGAATGATCGTCAAACCTGCACCGGGCCTCGTAGTGCGGCATCCGGTTACGAAGCAGTTGCTGCCGCCCGAAGGCATCGAAGTGCCGGATGGCGACATCTTCTGGACCCGCGTGCTCAATGACGGCGACGTCGTTCTCGCGGACACCGCGGCTCTGCCCGCGCCGAAGCAGTCGGGGAGTGACGCAGAATGACCATTCCGTTCAAGCAGATCCCGCAGAACCTGCGCACGCCGCTGTTCTTCGCTGAGATCGACAATTCGCACGCTAACTCGGCGGTCGCGAACCAGCGCGCCCTGCTCATCGGTCCGATGACGTCGGCCGGCGCGGCAACGCCGAACGTGCCCCTCATCTCGTCGGGCACAGGCGATGCAAACGTGCAGGCAGGCGCGAACTCGGTGCTCGCGCTCATGACCGCTGCGTATCGCCAGAATGACCAGTTCGGCGAGCTCTGGTATCTGCCGGTACAGGATGCTGCCGGCGCGGTTGCGGCGACCGGAACGATCGCGTTCACGTCGGCGCCGACGGCCAACGGCACGATCTCGCTGTACATCGCCGGTCAACTGGTCACCGTTCCGGTCACTTCCGGCCAGACGACCGCGCAGATTGCGACGGCTGTTGCTGCCGCCATCAACCTGATCCCGGCGATGCCCGTGACCGCATCGGCGTCGACGAGCACGGTGACGCTGACGGCCGACAACAAAGGGCTGGTCGGCAACGACATCGACATCCGCTTCAACTATCAGGGCACGCCCGCAGGTGAAGCGCTGCCGACGGGTCTCGCTGCGACGATCACGGCGATGGCCAGCGGCGCGACGAATCCAACGCTGACCACGGCGCTCGGCAATCTGCAAGACATGCCGTTTGACTTCATCGCCTGCGCGTTCACGGACGCGACGTCGCTCGACGCGCTCAAGGCCTTCTTGAACGACACGACGGGGCGCTGGAGCTGGCAGCAGCAGGTATATGGCCACGTGTTCGTGGCGTACCGCAGCACCTGGGCGGGTCTCACGACGTTCGGCACGTCGCGCAACAATCAGCACGAGTCGATCATGGGCTTCAACGACTCGCCGACGCCGGCATGGCAGTGGGCCGCCGCGCTGGCCGCGGTGACCGCTGTTAGCGTGCGTGCCGACCCTGGCGTGCCGATGCAAACCGTCGCGCTGGCGGGCGTGCTGGCGCCGCCGTTGCAGTCCCGCTTCAACCTCAGTCAGCGCAACACGCTGTTGTACGACGGCATCTCGACGGTCACGGTGGCTCAGGATGGCACGGTCGCAATCGAAAACTTGATCACGAGCTATCAGCTCAACGCGTTCGGGCAGCCCGACAACAGCTATCTCGAAATCGAGACGATGTTCCTGCTCGCATATGTGCTGCGTCGTCTCCGCACCCTGGTGACGTCGAAGTACGCGCGGGTTAAGCTCGCCGCGAACGGAACGCGCTTCGGTCCGGGTGCCGGCATCGTGACGCCGAACATCATCAAGGCGGATCAGATCGCCGAGTATCGGGCGATGGAGTACGAAGGCTATGTGCAGGGCAGCGATGCGTTCGCGCAAGCGATCATCGTCGAGCAGAACGCACAGAACCCGAACCGCGTCGATGTCCTCTGGCCTGGCACGTTGATCAATCAGTTGCGGATCTTCGCGCTGCTTGCGCAGTTCCGCCTGTCCACGAGCCAGACGTAAGCAATTCGCCAACGCTGTGCGCCGCCCCTAACCGGGCGGCTTTTTCATTTGTGGAGAGCCAACGATGGCGAACAACTCGAATTTCATCGCCGGCACCGCGTATATCACTGTCGACGGCGTCAACTATCAGCTCGAAGGCGAACTGAAGTACGACGTCGGCCGCGTGACGCGGGAGTCGCTGCAGGGACAGGACACCGGGCACGGTTTCAGCGAAAAGCCGAAGGCGCCGTCAATCTCCGCGTCGATTCGTGATTCCGGCGGCTTGAGTCTCGCGCAGTTCAACGCAATGCGAAGTGTGACGGTCGTTCTTGAGCTCGCAAACGGCAAGACGATCATCGGCCGCAACATGTGGACGGTGGAGGCGCAGGAAGTCGACACGACCGAGGCGAAGTTCACGGTCAAGTGGGAAGGCTTGCAAGACGCGGTCACGGAGAATTAATCAATGTCGGACACAAAGATCATTCAGCTGCGCAAGCCGCTGACCTACGGTAAGGGCGAGAAAGCTGCGACCGTGGACGCGATCACGCTGCGCGAGCCGACCGCCGGCGACTACGAAAAGGCGGAAATCGCGGCCGGCGTATATGGCCTGCAGATCGCTCTGATAGCGCTGCTGAGCGGCGTGCCGGTTGATGTGATCGACCAGATGTACACGAGCCAGATCGACGAGGCGGCCGATTTCATCGGTTCCTTCGGCAAGGAAGCGATCAGCGGAATGAAGCCGAGTGCTGACGAGTTCCAACTCGTTCTCCAGTCGCCGGTCAAGCTGACCTCCGACGACAGCCCGCTGAACGTCGCCACGCTCGATCTGAGCGAGCCGACGAACCAGCAGAAGCGCAAGGCATCGGCCGCGGGTGGCTCGTTCGCGTCGAGCATCGCGATGATTAGCATCGTGTCAAAGGTGCCGAAGAACGCCGTGCGAGCGCTGTCGGCGCGTGACTTCATGGCCGCGTGCGCGTACTTCAACGGTTTTCAGCTTCGGCGGACAGCGGACTCGGACGACTGATTGCCGCCGTCACGGCTGTGCCGGAAGGCTGGGATGACGTCCTCGCCGAGCTGACGCATTTCATGCGGTGGGGGCCGAACGACGTCGAAGGCATGACGGTTTCCGAGACATTGCGCTGGCTTGACCAAGCAAAGCGCATGAAACAACAGATTGGAGTGAAGGTATGAACGTAGGAGGCGGCGCAGGCGCAGTGCTCGGCACCACCTCGGGCATCTCCAATCTGGCGAGTTCGCTGGCCGCGCGACTTGGCGGCTCGGCGGGCTCGTATTTCGATCAGTTGCGCCCCGCATCGTTTCGTGGGGTGCCGTTCGTGTCCCTTGGCGGCGAGGGCGGCTTCGGTCGGCGCAACGAGTTGCATGAATACCCGCTGCGCGACACTCCATGGGTCGAGGACATCGGTCGCGGCACGCGTCGCTTCCGGCTTTTCGGTTTCGTGGTCGGCGACGACGTAATCGCGCAGCGTGATTTCCTGATCGCTGCGTGCGAGAAGGAGGGCGTCGGCTCGCTCGTTCATCCGACTTTCGGACGACGAGACGTCAGCTTGATGGACTTCCGAAGTATCGAGCGCTGGGAGAAGGGCCGATATTTCGAGTTCGAGTTTGAATTCATCGAAGGCGGACCGCGTGTATTCCCTGCATCTACGGTCGCGAGCGGCAGCGTAGTCGAGAGTGCTGCGAGCGGCCTGAATGTGGCCGCTGCGCTGAATTTCGCCAAGACGGCACTGACCGCCATCGCATACGGCGCGGCAGTGCTCGGGTCCGCGGTCAGCACGGCCGTGGGCTGGTACACAGCGGCGAAGAATTTCATCGGTGATGCGCGGAATTTATTCCGCCTTCTGACGAATCTGCCTGGCGACTTCGGTCGATTCGCTGGCAGCGCGACGGTGCCGACCTTCAGCAAATTTCCGAGTTCGTCGGTCGACACGAGCGGCGCCACGGTCGAGAGCCTGACGCAGGCCGCGACCGTCGCGCGCGCGAATCTTGACACGGCCTCGGCGACGCTCGACGCCGCCGCGCGGTCGCTCGATGCGTCAACGATCGACGATTTCACCGCGGCCGTTCAAGGCGTCACGGACGCGGTGCTCGCGGCGACGCCAGATCCGGCGGACTCGATTCGATTGCTCACGTCG